GTTCCTACGCGCTGAAGGCTTTACGAGTGAAGACACAGAAGAAGACATTGCACAAGGCATCGCAGACTGGTACGCTAACAACAGTACTGACTTGAGTATCAAACCTGGACCTGTAGACAAAGGCCCACTCACATATGTACTCAAACAGGCTTTGGACAAGGAATAAAACATGGCGTACGAGATCAAGAGCCTAGATGACTTTAATAAAGGTTCATCCCCATTAGACCAGACGCAACAAGCGCTACAACCCAAGTCAGAGCCTTATGAGATTAAAAGCTTTGCCGATTTTAATAAGAGAGCGTCTACTACTGCAACTACAGAACCTCAGGATGACTACATGTTTGATCCTGAGGAAACACTTAAGAAGGATGACCTCAAGACAGGTCAACGTGCCCGTGTTATTCGTCAGCACATGATTGACCGTCATGGTGTAGACTATGACCCTCGTAGTGGAAAGTCTGACGATGAGGTTGTAGAAGACTTTATTGACAACATGCGTTGGATGAACAGCAACACGGTATCTGTAGCCAGTGAAGTTCGCTTCATTCATGATGCAGATGAAGGCACTAAGAAACGTGCGGGTGATGCGTATCAGATATATGACCAGCTAGGCAACGTGTTTACCAATGACGGCTTTACTGGTGCTGTAGATGGCATTAAAGATTACCTCTTCTCTGCTGTAGCTGATCCGTCTAACTACATTGGTATCCTTACTGGTGGTATCGGTAAGGCTGCAGGCGTTGGCCTTACACAAGCAGGTCGTGCTGCTGTTAAGAAAGCTGCTATTGAAGCAGGGCAGCAAGCCATTAAGAAGGGTGCTACACAAGAGGCCGCTAAGCTTGCAGGTGAGAACGCTGCTAAGCAGGCTGCTAAACGCTTTACTGCTAACAACGTAAAGACAGCGCAATCTAAAGAGCTACGCAGGGCTGCTGCACGTAGAGAGCGTGACATCTTTCTGACGGAAGCTAAGAAGAAAGCACAGCGTGATTCTCTTCGTGCTGCATCTCTAAAGGATGGCAAGAAGATTCTAGCTGCTACTACTGCTGCAGACGCTTCCTTTGCTATGCTGCATGACGTGACACTACAAAGCACTCTGTTACAAGCAGGTGCTCAGGAAGAATATAGCCTACTACAGACAGGCTTTAGCTCTTTGCTTGGTGGTGTTGGCGGCTTAGCACAACTAGGTTTCGGCAAGCTGTCAGGTGCTTCAGGCCTTACTGATACAGATATTAAACTTCGTATGGGGGCAGAGCGTAAAGAGTCTAGCGAAAAGATTGATATGGCTATTGATCAATTCTCTGCAAAAGAAAAGCGCATTGAATTGTCCCTGGATGAAGGTCAGACCTTAGATGCTTCAGACGTTATTAAGACTGCTGCATCTAACTGGCGTACTAAAGTTAAACGAGGTAAGGATGCCTTTGATGATGTCCCTACATCTATCGACTTCCTATCTGAGGTAATGCTAGGTACGAAGAACCGTGATGGTACATATCAGAAGAATGGTCTAGTTCAGTACTTTAAGGATCAGGGTAAGCCATTGCCTAAAGGTGCTTTGGTATCAGACGTGATGACAACCATTGCTACACGTCTACCTCAGGCAGAGCTAAAAGAGATCAACGAACTTATGAAGCCTATGAGTATTACTCTAGGTGACACCGCACAATGGGGTCAGAAGCTGGGTGATTTACTTGCTGTAGAGATTAGCAAGGGTGGCCAAGCTCTTAACGTCATGTCTCAGGTACGTAAGCAGATTGATGCGGCTACTATGTACGGCCATCAGGTTATCGACAATAGTGTTGCATCTATTGAAGCCCTAGATGAGGCGGCTGCAAAAGCTAAGCGCACTAAAGGTGTTCTATATGGTCAGAACATCTGGCGTAGATTGCTTGTTTCATCGCCTGCTACTACAGCAATCAACGTCATGGGCTTTGGACAGTTTTACATTGGTCAAAGCTTGGCTGATGCATTTACAAGTACGGGACACTTTATGGCTGGTATGGCTAAAGGTGGTCCTATGACTAAAGAGGGGCGGGAGTCTTTACGTGTAGCTAACGTATATCGTGCTATACAAACACAGAAGATTCGTAACCTCATGGACCCACACACGACACACGATGCATACATGGCATTTCTTAAGCAGGATGACGATGTAAGCAAGATCTTGTTTGAAAGCTTTACTGGTGGTGTAGATCGTAGCGCGGGGCGTTTCGGTATGGACCCTGACGCTAAATGGTTTCAGAGAACCGAAGCAACAGTAGATGCAATGAACTCGCTTACAGGCGTTAAGATTCAGGACTCTTTCACTAAGTCTCAAATGTTTATCACAGAGATGGACAAGTGGGTTCGCTTGAACAACCCTGGCCGTACTTTATCGGATGTACTTGAGAAGGGTGACATCGACATTATCGACAACGAGGTTATGGGTAGTGCACTAGATACAACACTTAAGTCTGTGTTCTCTAAAGATTACACTACTGATGATCAGCTTATGGGTAATGTAGCTAAGCAGGTAGAGCAATTCTCTAACGTACCTATTGTAGGGACTATTCTGCCCTTTGGTCGCTTCCTTAATAACGTCATTGCTACCTCATACCAGTGGTCTGTTGGTGGTGGTGTTGCAATGGCTAAGGCTATGTACAAGAAAACCTTTGAAGGTGTACCTGTTCCTAAGGATGCAACAGAGGCATTCTCTCGTAGTTTGGTTGGTATGACGGCACTACGGCTTGCAATGGAACAAGACGACACAAAGCAAGAAAAGAACTTGGCATGGCACCACATAGATGTAGGTGGTGGTAAAACTATGGACGCTAAGAACTTGTTCCCTGCCTCTCTATGGATGGCCGTTGGTCGTGCAGCTAACTTATCACGTAAGGGTGAAATGGTTCCTCAGGATTTGATAGCGGATATTGGTGCACAGATTGCAGTAGGTCAGTTCGCTAAAGATGCACAGTTTGCTAACGACTTCTACAATGTCTTTGATATACTATTCAATGCTGAAGAGGGTGCTCGTAAAGCCTCTATGGATGCTGTGTACAAACAGGGTGGAAACATCTTGGCTGGCTTCACACGTCCACTAGATGCAGTTAACCGCATGGTTGGCTTTATCAATGATACAGATGCTGCACGTGATGCACGTCAACAGACAGGCATTGGTGTTGGCATTATGGGGTCTACAAAGTATGTAGATAACATCATTGAAATCTTTACAGACAAGCTAGAGAACGTAACAGGCGAAGAGTTACGTGTAATGACACGTGAAGATTCTTTAAAGGATGCAAACCCTCTGCTACGTATTATGGGTGTCACCATCTTGCCTGCTCGTACAGGTACAGAAAAGGCGTACTCTATGGCCGAGGCACATCCATGGAAAGGTAATGAACGTAGTCAAGTACCTGCCTATGATAAGGCACTCAATACTATTGTAGCACCGCTATTAGAGGAGCGTATGCAAGAGCTTACCTACAGCCCTGGTTTTGTTAAGGGGAGTGTTACAGAGCGCCGTAGGATGCTTAAGGATTGGCGAAACGGTCTTGTTAAAGAGTTTCGTGAATACATGTCGGAGTCTGAGGACTACAGCCTAGACTCTCTAAGAAAGAAAGCCACCACCATACCTAAAGACCTAAAGTTTGACGGTATGAAGGCTATGAAAGAGGCCTATAACTTTGAGGGTTCTATTAAAGACATGAACTGGGAAGAGTTACAGTACTTCATGACTATAACAGACTACTACGCAGATAAAGATAAACGTGGTACAGTAGAATAAGAAGAGGGGCACCGTTAAGTGCCCCTTTTTTAATGCTTAGCACCCCGTTTAGGTACATAGTCTTTCACACCGTACTGCTCTACACTTGCTGCGATCCACATCTCTGCTTCTGTTAGCTTCTCTAGGGCAATCTGTAACTCTCGTGTTGCGTTAAGATTGTCTGTCAAGAAGTGTTCTAGCTGTACGAGTGTCAAACTCATAGCCTCATAGAACTGGTCTTGTCTGGCTTCCATGAAGTCTTCCGCTTCTTTTTCTAGGTCCATTGCCGTCCTCTGTAAGTAGTAAAGTGTTCACCCGTGGCTTTGATAGCCCTTCTCTTATGAACACAACTAAGTCAGTATACCTCACCTATTATATGACTGTCAAGCGTCAGATAGGACTACTTGTATCAAACGTATACAGGCTCTTTATGATAGTAGCCTTTGTTTCTTCACAGACAGAGGCGTGTTTACTCATGTTCTCCTCTGCAGGTATGACCTGTAAGTTACCACTCCAGTGAGGTCCACCATCTGCTAGAGGCCACATGTGATCTACATGGTGCTGTACGCCAGTGGCTTCGGTTAAGATGTTACGTAGTTTGTACGTTTGTAATAAGCGATGTTTTTCTTGAGGACAGTCACGTAAATGTAATGGGATTTGTTTTCTCTTTAATGCCCTATACCTTGAGGCGTTGTTCTGGTAGATATGTTTATTATTTTTTTGGTATTCCTTACGTTTACCTGAAGCCTTGTATTCCTTATAGTATTTTTGAAGACGTTCTTTGTTATTCTCTGCCCACTTTTTATTAGCTTTCCTGCACTTATCTTTATTAGCTTTGTAGTAAGCTTTCTTACTAGCAGCTATCTCTTCTTTGTTAGCTTCTCCCCAAGCTTTCATCCTAGCAGCTATCTTTTCTTTGTTAGCTTCTCGGTATTCGTTATAGCGTTCTATATTATCTTTGTAGTAAGCCCTGCTTAGCTCAAGTGCCTTTTCTTTATTATCAATGTACCACTTTTTATTCTTAGCAGAAAGCTTATCTTTGTTAGCAATATAGTAAGCTTTATTGTAAGCGGCTATCTCTTCCTTAGTCCTAGGCATCACAAACCCTCCTTCATAAATACCTTAACCCACTCTGCGCAAATACCACTACGCACAATGTCCTCAATACCAAACTCAACAACAGGTACATCAAGCAGATGCTTCTTTGCTAGGTGGATAACCTTAGCTAGACCAGACGTACCCTTAAGATCAGACTGCTGAATATCCCCGTTAAGTACAATAGTACTACCCTCACCAACACGTGTCAAAAGCATCTTAATCTCAGGCACTTCGATGTTCTGTGCTTCGTCTACAATGATAAAGGCATTCTCAAAGCTACGACCACGCATCAAAGCTAAGGTAGCAACTTCGATGTTTCCTGACTTAAGTGCTGTATCAACGGCACCCTTACTGAGATGCTTTGTGAGTACGTCTAGCACTGGTAAGGCCCAAGGTTGCGCCTTTTCCTCTAGTGTGCCTGGGAGGTACCCTATATCACGTCCTACCGCTACGTGAGGGCGTGTGATGACAATCTTGTCAATCTCTTTGAGAGTATACAAGTCTGCAGCGCAGGTAGCCGTCACATAAGTCTTACCTGTACCTGCTGGACCTAGGATGAGAACCTGCTTACTAGACTTGATAGCCTTGATAAGTTTGTCTTGGTTCTCAGTCTTAGGTAGGATACCTGATACAGGCTTAGCTGAAGCTCCTTTGTACGTTGTCTTGCGACGAGAGCGTGACTGTTTCTTTGGGGGTTCATTATCGTTCATTTAGATATTCCACTAATCTATTTGCGTTTTCTACGGAGTCCCCTATTAAGCCTACCCCCCTGTTGCACCTATGACACAACCACCCTCTAAAGTACCCGCCTTTATGATGGTGATCAAGGGACCAGACACTCTTGTTAGGTTTCTTAGGGCTTACTAAGGCTTCTTTTGTTCTTAAGCATATGGGACAAGCATGATCTTCTGGGGGTCTTGCAGTAGTCTCATGTAAGGTTCTAATAACCCTAGCGTTGTGTTGAGAACACTTCTTACATGTTGTGTTTTTGTACTTACCCCCTGAAGCGTTGCCGAAGGCCTTGGGTGGTAGAAGCTCTTTACACTTGATGCAGCATGTATCAAAAGAACTCTTCTCTTTAGGTAACTGAAACAAGTCTAACTGCACATCAGTATTCCTTCTTGATGATAAACTCCGATAGTTCTTCTAGTTCACGATACCCGCCTATGAGACTGCCATTGGTAGCGAATACCTGAGGCACTGTTTTAATGCTGGCTTCCTTCATGAGTGACAACACCCACTTGCTTGAGCCTTCTTCGATGTTGTACGTAGTATAGTTGATACCACGATCCTTAAGCAAAGTCTTAGCCATGTCGCAGTACTTACAGTTGTTACGTGTGATGATAGTATACATAGTGTATCCTTACGTTAAATGGTGAGCAGTTTAATCACATGCTCAGGTGTAGCCAAGGTTAGACTAGATCAACGATTTCACACGAGTCACCAGAACAAGCAAGTGTCTGACTACCTGATGTGTTGTCTTCGTTCTCATACTCTGAAAGCTTAGACCAGTCAATGCGCTTAGGCATTTTGTCTAGCATCTCTTGGTACGTTTCTTCATCACAGTCTTGATACGGTGCCTGTTGATACGTATGTTCGTTAAACGGTAGGAACGATACGCCTGACATCTCATCGAAGTGTTTGTACACGAAGGCACCAACCTCTAGCCACTCCTCACCTTTGACGTTGATAGTCACAGATGGTTTGTGTTCACACCAGTTACGTTGATACATGAGCCACATCTCTAGCTGTTCAATCGCTGTCATATCCGCTGTACAGGTAGCGCCTACTGGAGCCTTCTGCGGGAAGCTAAACACTGTAGTCTGGTCTGGCTTAAATGCATCTGGCTCGTTAGGAATACCCTGATCAATCATAAACTGGGTGAGAGGGTCTTTGTTGTCACCTCGGACGGTGCGGATATAAAAGGGACTGTGTCGTGCATGGATTCCTGAGGCACTATCAACCAGTTGTGAAACAGTTCCGCTAGGCTTAACACAGCTGATAGCAGCAGCAACAGGAATACCGAGAATCTCAGCCCAGACTTTGTTGGTATCAACAGCAACTTGTTTAAGATGAGCAAGGGTCTTATCCAATCCTTTGTTCTTAAGAGTCATCAATGGGTTGTCCATGATGCCAGTTAGTGACACACCCAGTAGGCGCTCTTCTGCTGTGTTAGTAGTCCACTGCTTACGTAAGTATGGAAACTTGATGTAGGTACTCTGAATGGTGCCAAGGATTGTGGCTAGACGTACCTTCTCTGACAACGTATCCAAGGTATCAGTAGCTCGTACCACACACTCGGTTAGGTTGCAGAACTGGCTTGGACGTAAAATTATCTCGCTGCACGGGTTAGTTCCGAACTCATAGTTAGCATCACGACGACCATTCAGTGCCGCCTGCTTCTTGGATGCTTCACGATTAAAGATACCACGTTCACCTGAACCTGATTCAACCAAAGCCATCCACTCTTTCATGAAGGACAAGTTGTCTGGCTTTTCTGTGTACGATACAGAGTTATTGGCCAATGCACGTTGCGGGTTGTTCTCCCACCATGCACCTGACTTGGCTGAACGCATACGATCATCAGACAGATTACTCAATGAAATCATAGCACTACGGCGTACACCACCGACGACCACTACTTCACCAATCTTACACATGATGTCGTGACACTCTACAGAGTTAAGCTTACGACCAGCAGCCTTCTTGAAGGTAGCAATAGTGAAGTTGAACAAGTCAACCAACGGCGCTGGGCCTGAAGCACGGCCACCGAAAGTCTTAAGGGGCGCACCAGAAGGGCGTACCCGTGACACATCCCACGTAGGAATCTCACCACTATACAGGAGTGCAATAAGTTGACGCAGAGACTTAGCCCAACCCTCTTTACTGTCCTTGACGACGATATTTGTCTCGCTCTCAAAGAGTTGGGGCACTTCGGGGAGCTTACTGATGGACTGACGCTCAACACTGAAGCCGACACCAGTACCACAGAGCAGGATGAACATAGCCTCATCGAAGGACTTAAGGTCATCTACGGCTAAGTACGAGCAATTATACATGCACGTATTGTCTCTTTCGGCGGCTGGACCGCTTGTCATCAATGACCGCATAGAAGGCATCACTTCTAGGCCAAGGATAGCTTCCTCTAGCTGACGTTTAGTATCTGGGTCAACCATGTCACGGATAGTGTTAACAGAGAAACGTGTCACTGTGTCTTCCCATGACTCACGGCCTGTGTCGTCATAGTACTTAGCATACCGTGACTTGTGGATGAATGCTTGGTAATCGGTTGGTAGGTGGTTGCTTATCATTTCATGGCCTTATCAAATAGGTTCATAATGTATTCGTGTGTGTTGTTCTCTACGCTCATGGTAGATCCGTCAAGTCTGGGGCTTTGTAGTTTGGACCCTTAAGTACTTTACCATCTTCACGGAAGATAGGTTTGCCATCCTCGCCCAGCTTAGACATGTTGCTTAAATGCACACGCATGAAAGCTTCGTCTAGTGCTTCGTTGCCGTAGTAGTTAATGGCGAATCGGATAGTCTCATCTGACTCAATCATCAGATACTCCCACTGATCTAGCTCTTCTGTGCTGGTCAACGAAAGTAATGCGTCTGGTGCTACAAGGTCAAAGCCTTCAATCACATATTGTAGGTCTGCGATCTCTTTAAGGTGGGTTACTGTGCCAACCTCTTCTGCTTGGGCTTCTGCTAGTTCTTCTTTGACTAACTTAATCCAAAGCCGTGCATCAAGAGAGCCTCGGAACGTCTTAATAAACTGCTCCAAGCACTCTTCTCTAGTTCTATCTGTCATGATCTCTCCTTAACAAGTACGTTGCTTATTTCAATGTCATCTACATCGTAGAACACATCTGTTATCAAGTCCCTCACATCTTCTTCATGTGAATCCTCGAATGATGATAGTACGTTGTTACTTCCATCTACTGTAACAACAGCAGTAACACTGAAGTGTTTATACGTCATCCTTCCTCTCCTACATAACGACCCCGTAGTCGGCGTAGGTACCACATAGCTTTGTCTAAGTCTTCTACACCGTTCTTATACTCATGACGCCACAGATACTTCAGTACGTTAGCTGCGTGAGGCGCTACACGGGGTGACATGCTCTCTGTCATAGCCTCAATAGCTACAATGCATTCGATGCCTGACTGGTTGTAGTGCTGGGGTTGCTCTACTGTATCATAGTCATCGTACTCATGTAGCTTAGGCATTTTAGGATGCTCTAACTGCTTATCTAAATCCCACTTAGCCATTAATCTTTCCTCTGCGTTTTAAGGGGTATCTTATCTGTTTTAGCTCTGGAACCTGGCTCTGTCAACCAAACTTCTGGTATAGTTCTGTGCGCCCAGAGAAAACCGTTCTTGTCACACCATTCAAAGTATCTACTCTTGGCACCCTTATACAGCTTGGCGTTTGCGTTGCTGAATACGAAGCGAATATCTAGCTCTGGGTGTTGTAACTTGATTGCTAAATGTTTGCGTCGATCTTCATTGTCGAAGATACCCTTTGTCTCAACTATGATACCGTTGTCTAACTCAAAGTCAGGAGTGTACTTGCGATAGCGTAGGTCTTCCCACTCAATCTTTAGCTGCTCGTACTTAACAATCTTCTGCCTTGGTGTTAAAAAAGCAGCGGCCTCCTTTTCGAGACCACTGCGATAACGGCGAGAATTATGAGTTCTAGCTGTTGTTCTTTTACCCATCAGGTTCCCCTATAGAGATGTAATCGATCATAGGCGGGTTCTTAGCCTTAGAGTTAGGCGAAGGTAGTGTCTGTAATGTAGGCCAGCACTTGTGCTTAAACGCACAGAAACCACACTCTACACCCAGCTTAGTGTTACCCGTCTTCTTGCGGTAGAATGTCTCTTCCACAGGTTCAAAGCAACGCTCAAAAGGTTCATCGTTGTCGATGTAGTCCGTCAGGTCTTCGATCTTCTTAAGTACTTCTTCCTTATCTACACCTTCTGCAGACACGTACTTAAACTCACCGTTAGCCTTGTTGACTACCCACCAACCACCAACGTCTTTGCCTGCGCCCTCTGCGTAGCCTACAAGCTGTGGGATGTACCCGAAGCTGTCACCGTCTGCTAACGCATCAAAGGATGCAAACTTATTCTGATATGACCAAGGTGAGGCAGACTTAACGTCATCAACCTTACCGTCCAATACCATGTCATACTCACCACGGATTTCTTTACCGTTACCTAACTTGAGTGTGACATAATCGTTGTCATCAAAGTCCACCTTAGCTGCCCTCATGATACCCTTGAATACGGCTTCAACAATGTCGCCTAGGATCATGTTCATCAGGAAGTGTGGTGGGAAGGGTGTCTTGCCCTCTGGCTCATTCTTATCGTACCATAGCTGACACTTGGGTCGGCCAATGTTAGACATACGTAAGCGGAATGCATCACGGGGACCGCTATCAAACTGCTTAAACAACGCTGCCTCTACATCGGAGGCGACCTTTGCGGCCACCTCCTTTGACATTGTAGACTCACCTGCCATAGCTTTCTGTAGGAACGTAAAGATCGCTAATTCTGCAGGGTGATTCATTAGAACGGCACCTCATCCACATCAATGATAGAGCCAACCAGTTCCTTGTCTTCTTCACTCATACTGCTGCTGGAGCGCTCATGGTGTAGGTCCATTACCTTACCATTGTTGTACTCAACAAAGCCCAAGAAATCCTTAAGCGTTTCATTGTCTGCATCAGTTAGATCAACCTTCTCGCCAACCTTAGCAGTACTGATACCATACACAGCACCTGTCGGGATGGAACGCTCTTCACCAGCCATAGTCAGTGTAGACATGATCGGCAGTAGGTTCTTACGTTGTAGCAACGTCAGTGCACCGTCGATATTCTTAAGGCTCTCACGGTTCTTAACATCCATTACGAATGGCATATCAACAAACTGCATAGATGTAAGAGCATTACCTGCATCATCTACAGGGTTATCTACAGTGAGTAGACCCATGAATACCTTCACACGTTTTACTGTACGAATGATGTCTTTGGTTGCCTCTGGTAGTGCATTAAAGTCTTCGATGTAACCGCTTGGACGACCTAGGTTAAAGCCGCCTACACTGTCCTGCATATCACCGTTTAGATTGTTAGCCAGTACAGACTTTTCCATCTCATTAGTAGATGCATTCCAGCGTTGCCACTGTTGGCGCTGGGCAAAGATGCGGATCGTAATGTTCTCTGCATAGAATACATCGTCACCGTGTGTGATCTTGTAGGCACCTACAGGTACTACATCTGTTTTGATCTTCTTACCTGCAACATCAATCTCACCCTTGATAGGGGTGCTCAGTACGTTAACACGTGCAAGAGACGGACCCTGTGGTTTAGTTGATGCTTCTGAGACACCCATTAGCTCTGCTAAGGATTGGCCTCGGTCTGCTGCTACTGCTAGTTCATTACTCATATAATTCTCCATGAGATTTGTGTTTAAGAGTCTGAGTTATACCGTCAAACGTCATCTACGTCAAGCCAATTCGGGCCTATCTTTGATTCTAGTAAGAGCGGTACATTCATTACGACACCATAGGCTTTTTCTATGAGATCGTTTAATCCT